CAATTTACAAAGTTGCTAAACCAGGTTCACCTGCAACAGCATCTGCTGGTACATTTGACTTAGACGTTGACTCTAATGGACGTTGGTCTGTTGAGCGTTTCAAAGGTCTATTGTTCAACATTGAACGCGATGCTAACCACATTGCACAAGACACACGTCGTGGTAAAGGTAACTTCATCGTTTGCTCTGCAGACGTTGCAAGTGCATTAGCTATGTCAGGTGTTCTAGACTACGCTCCAGCTTTGAGCACAGGTCTAAATGTTGACGATACAGGCAATACATTCGCTGGTGTTCTAAACGGACGCTATCGTGTTTATATTGATCCGTATTCCAGCAACCTAGGTTCAGCAAGCCAGTTCTACATGGTCGGTTATAAGGGTTCTTCTCCTTATGACGCAGGTATGTTCTACTGCCCATATGTTCCTTTACAAATGGTTCGCGCAGTTGATCCTAACAGCTTCCAGCCAAAGATTGGCTTCAAGACACGTTATGGTTTAATTGCTAACCCATACGTTACATCTGCCGATGGCGTATCAGATGCAGATGCAGCATCATTCACAGCAAATCGTAACCAATATTATCGTCGTACACAAGTGTTGAACTTGATGTAATTCGATATTATCGAGTAAGCCGACAAAGATCGGTACTTCTAAAGGGGGGCTTAGGCTCCCCTTTTTTGCCTTATAAATATAATAACGGAGGAAAGAAATGTATACTGCAAATGTAAATGTAGCAAAGCAAAATTATGCAAATTCATTACCCACGACATATGATTATCTAAGACCGAATGCTTTCCGCTTTTCTGTTAAGGATATTCCCAATGTGTCTTTTACTTGCCAATCAGCTAATTTGCCGCAACTCGCATTAGGTTTTGCCGTACAGCCTACCCCGTTTACTGACATTCCACGTATCGGTGATAAACTAGACTTCGGTTCGTTTACAATTAGATTTTTGATATCGGAAGATATGTCCAATTATTTAGAATTATACAATTGGTTAGTGGCTTTAGGTTTTCCTAAAGATTATACACAGTTTGACGCGTTAATAAAGAATAGACCTAGTAGATTCCCGTTTAAAGTGAATCAACGGGGAGAATCTGAAGTTTTGGCATACTCGGATGCAACTTTAACGATTTTAGACTCGACAAATACGCCTAAAGTAAATATAATATATAAGGATATATTCCCAATCTCATTAGAAGGATTGGATTTTGATATTGCATCTGCCGGTGTGGAATATTTTACCGCAATTGCCTCTTTTAAATATACGCTATTTGAAGTGGAGCAACTTTAATTAATATGGAGATTTTATGGCTAACAACAATAAACCTGGACTGAAGAACATTCCAAAAATTCCGGTTCCTAAGTTTAACAAACCCCCAGTCGCAGCTGCGGCACCCCCTGCGGCACCCCCTGCCGCACAACCAGGTCAATTGCAAATCAATATTGATGATTTGCGTAAAGAAAGAATCTTTGTGGCAACTCCTTGTTATGGTGGTATGCTTACAGAGGCATATTTCCGTTCAATGGTTCGCACATTGACATTCTTCAATCAACATCAAATCCCATTGGCGTTTGGTACTATTGCAAATGAGTCTTTAGTTACTCGTGCTCGCAATGTGTTGGTTGCATATTTTCTTCAAAGCAATTACACTCGTTTGTTGTTTATTGATGCTGATATTGAGTTTCAAGTTGAAGATGTACTTAAATTAATTGCTCACAACAAAGAAGTTTGTGTAGGCGCATATCCTAAAAAGGGCGTCAACTGGCAACGTATTAAAGATAGCATTAATTCTAAACCCGGTCAAGATATTTCTGATAGAGATATTGCTGCCGCTGGTTCCGACTATGCGATTAACTTTAAGTTTGTTAATCGTGAGTCAAAACAAATTGCTATTGAAAATGGTGTAATTAAATTGCACGACGGAGCTACAGGCTTTATGATGATTAAGCGTGAAGCAATTGACAAGATGATTGCTGCATATCCAGAGTTAAAGTATAACAATGATTTGAATACTCCGCCAGATTTGCAAGACTTCTTCTATGCATTCTTCGACACAATGATTGATCCCAAAGACAAACGTTACTTGTCAGAAGATTATACATTCAGCAGACGTTGGCAAGATATCGGTGGCGACATTTGGCTTGATCCAACAATCTCATTGAATCACTACGGTTCATTTAATTTCCAGGGCAACCCTGCTCAGATTATTCAGATTAGCCCTCAGTAATGAAATTATCTGACCTGCAGGAAATGTGGGCAGATGATTGTAAGATTAATGAGACTAATCTTGGACATGAATCTGCTCGCACACCTTTATTACATTCTAAGTATTTGAATTTTTTAACATCTACTCGGCTTAACCTACGCAAAGCAGAATCTGAATATCTCAACCTTCGTAGAAAGAAATACAAGTATTACAGGGGAGAAATGACCCAGCTTGAATTATCAGATGAAGGTTGGACTCAATGGCAAGGTAACAAACCATTGAAAAATGAGATGGACGAATTTTTGCAGGTTGATGCAGATTTAATTTTACTACAAGACAAAGTAGAATACTTTAAAACTGTTATGTATCAATTGGAACAAATTATAAGATCCTTAAACAGTAGAACATGGGACATCAAGAATAGTATTGAATGGTCTAAGTTCACAAACGGTATGATGTAATGTCTGACAAAATAAGCGTAAGAAAAAAGAATGAAGTGTATCTGCAAGTTGATACTGAACCTTCAATTGCACAAGAACTAAATGACCATTTTTCATTTGAAGTTCCAGGAGCGAAGTTTCATCCTCTGTATAAATCTCGTATGTGGGATGGACGCGTTCGCCTTTTTTCTATGTTTACCAAAGAGCTTTATATTGGTCTAAAAGACTATTTAGAACAATTTGCAAAAGAACGCGATTACATATTTGATGATTCGCAGTATGAAAAAACTGCAGATGGTTGCACGTTGGATGAAGTAACAGAATTTGTTAAAAGTTTAAATATTGCATCTAAAGGTACACCTCTAGAAATTAGAGATTATCAGATTGAAGCAATACATAAAGCTATTAATGATGGCAGACGTTTATTGTTGTCTCCTACCGGTTCAGGTAAATCTTATATTATTTACTGTTTAATTCGCTGGCATGAGCTAAGAGGAAGAAGGCAATTAATTCTTGTTCCTACTACATCACTTGTTGAACAGATGTATTCCGATTTCCAAGATTATTCTAGTATTAATAATTGGAAAACTTCTGAGCATTGTCATCGCATTTATGGCGGTCACGAAAAGTCTAATGAGTATGATGTAATTATTAGTACTTGGCAATCTATTTACAAATTGCCTAAACAATTCTTTGCAGATTTTAAAGCAGTGTATGGAGATGAAGCGCATTTATTTAAAGCTAAATCTTTAACAGGTATTTTAAATAAAATGCCGGATACTCCTTATAGAATTGGAACTACTGGCACATTAGATGGCACTCAAACGCACAAGCTAGTTCTTGAAGGAATGTTTGGTCCCGTTTATAAAGTTACAACAACTAAAAAATTAATCACAAGTAAAACGCTTGCTGATCTGCAAATTTATAATCTTGTTTTGGATTATCCGGATGAAGTGAAAAAAGCACTTAAAGGAAAAACATACCAAGAAGAAATGGACTTTATTGTTGGATACGAACCTCGTAATAAATTTATCCGAAATCTTGCAATCAAACAAACCGGCAATAGTTTAGTGTTATTTCAATATGTTGAAAAACATGGCAAAATGTTACATGAGATGATTCAATCCAAAGCAGAAAACCGAAAGGTGTTTTTTGTTTATGGTGGAACTGATACAGAACAACGTGAGGAAATTCGTCGATTGACAGAAACCGAAAAGGATGCTATAATAGTGGCTTCATACGGAACTTTTTCTACGGGGATAAATATTAAAAACCTGCATAATATTATTTTTGCATCTCCCTCAAAATCCCGTGTTCGAAATTTGCAATCTATTGGTCGCGGATTGAGAACAAGTGAAACAAAAGATAGTTGCAATCTATATGATATAGGTGATGATTTAACATGGAAGTCTAAAAAGAATTATACGTTGTTACACATGATTGAAAGAATTAAAATTTATAATGATGAGCACTTTGATTACAAACTACTAAGGATACCTATTCAATGAACGATCCGAATGTTAAAATTTTAAAATTAACAAGTGGTGAAGATATAATATGTAAAACATTCGATGAATGTAAAGACCTCAAAGGGCGTAACATATCAATTACAGATCCTGTAGTATTAAATCAGATTAGAATGCCAAGGGGCGATATGATTGTAGAATCATATATTTTATCCCCCTGGGTAGCATTAGGAAACACAGAAAGTTTTGAGATATCAACAGATCATATTATAGTTGCTGTTGATACAAAAGAAACATTAAAAGATAATTATATAAAATTCATAGATTCCAGGGCAGATCCTGAAATTTCTGAGGTTGAGGAAAAGGATTTGGAAAAAGAACAAATCCAAGAAATTGTAGATAAATTTATAAACACACTTGAAGAAGAGCATAATGAAAACAAAGAACCCCCTAAAAGACGTGGAAGAACTCTCCACTGAAATAGCTGAAGTAGTTAAGGAAGTAAAAATTCCTACTTCGTCTCACTATGTAGACAATAAAAAGTTTTTACAAGCTCTTATTGAATATAGACAAAGTGTAGTTGATGCGGCGGCCGCAGGAAAAGAACCACCTATTGTATCTAACTACATAGGTGAATGCTTTATTAAAATTGCAACACATTTATCTTATAAATCTAATTTCATTAATTACACATTTAAAGATGATATGATTTCAGATGGAATTGAAAATTGTCTAACTGCTGTTGTCAAATTTGACCCATCTAAAGGATCAAATCCTTTCGCATATTATACTCAAATTATATACTTTGCTTTTATTAGACGCATTCAAAAAGAAAAGAAGCAACAAGCTACTAAGTATAAATTGATTGAGAATATGGATATTGATTCATTAATTCTTCAAGAACATGACAACGGCGAATTTGGTAATCAGTTCTTAGATTACTTAAAACGGCAAATGGATACTATTGATATTGAAAAACGGGTAATTTCAACTCCTAAAAAGAACAAAATAATTTCGGACGATTCAAGTAATCCACTTGACTTAGATGATTAAACACTATATAATATGAGTATTGTTGAACGGAGTCATTATGGCTAAACTTAAAATTTCAGAACTATTTTATTCAATTCAGGGTGAAGGCCGCTATATGGGTGCGCCCTCTGTATTCTTAAGAACATTTGGTTGCAATTTTACTTGCGACGGGTTCGGCATGCCAAAAGGCGAAAAAAGCGATGAACGAAATGTTATCTCGATTAAAGCCGAAAGCTTTAAAAATTATAATGACTTGCCTCTTGTACACACTGGCTGTGATTCCTATGCTAGTTGGGACCCTCGTTTTAAGCATCTTAGCCCTGTACTCGATGTTAAAGATGTTGTGGAAGCAATCGTCGATACACTCCCGTATAAAAAATGGCAAGACGAACACCTAGTTATTACTGGAGGTGAGCCTCTATTAGGTTGGCAAAAACAATATCCGGAATTACTCGGTAATGAAAAAATGATAGCATTAAAAGAATTGACATTTGAGACAAATGGAACACAACCTTTGTCTAATGAATTTAAACAATATCTTTTAAATTGGACACTAAATAATAAAGGTCGCACAAGCAAAAGAGGTTGTGATGCTTTAACATTTTCAGTTTCACCTAAACTATCGGTATCAGGTGAAAAGTGGGAAGATGCAATTTGCCCAGAAATTGTAGCAGGGTATGAATGGGTAGGATATACATATCTTAAATTTGTAATTGGATCTAAAGAAGATGCAGAAGAAGCAGAAGAGGCAGTAAATGCATATCGTAAAGCTGGTTTCTCAGGTCCTGTTTATCTTATGCCTCTCGGTGGGACTGAGCGGCTGTACTCTCTTAATAATCGCAGCGTTGCAGAGTACGCAATGCAAAAAGGTTGGAGATATTCCGACCGACTACAAATCCCATTGTTTAAAAACGCATGGGGCACTTAACTAAAAGGAAAATAATATGAGCGCACATAACGACATCGAAACAAGTTTAGCAGCATATAATGCTGAGAATGAGAAATTTAACAAAGGCAATGCAGCCGCAGGTACACGTACTCGCAAAGCATTAGCAGAGTTAGCCAAAGCAGTTAAAGCACGTCGCAATGAAATTACTGCCGAAAAAGCAGCCAGAGCAGAAGCGAAAACTAAGGCATAATTATGGTCACCCGTAAGAAGTCAGTAAGGCGTATGCGGGTGTGATCCAACAACAAAATCAAAGTAATAAATACTTATGTTACGCAACGGTAACATACTGTCAAAAATAAACCATCACAAAGGAAGGTTATCAAATGAGTTTCAATAAAACTAAATGCGATCCAGAATTGGGTCAACGAGTTCACGAACACCTAGTTAAAATGGGTGTTGAAACCCCAACAAAAAAATCATTAATTCCAGATCGTAAAGATAAGATAGCAGTTATCGAACCTTTATTTGCCAAGATCATGGAAACACTTGGCCTTGATCTTACAGATGATAGTCTAATTGAAACACCTAAGCGTGTTGCTAAAATGTATGTTAATGAAATCTTTTGGGGTCTCGATTATGATGCATTTCCAAAATGCACTACTGTAGATAATAAAATGCAGTATAACGAAATGGTATG